GAACAATAATCTTGCTCGGCTTAACATAATCCTGGAGCCAGAGGAATTCGGCATTGAAATCCTTTGCCGACCACTCGTTGACGGAATCGAAAAATCGAATGATAGCTGGCTCATCCTTTACGGCTTGGCCCACCACATATTTCAGATTTTCTGTGTCCATTGTTAACTCAATTTTATCAAGAATAGATTAGTTGAAAATAAAAAGTTGAAATCACTCGTCTGAAGGGGTTGTAATCCCAGAACTTTGTTCGTATGTCGGAGTGGGGTGATTGGCGTGCCCGTGAACATTGTGGCCTTCGGTTTGATCACTATGATTGGTAAACGGAGGCGTTACGATATAACACTCCTTATAATCTTTATAGCGATATGCAGAATACTCATTAAACCAAATGGTGTAATCAATCCAAAACGGCTGAAGTCCATCATCCAAAGTTTCGGGCATATCGAAGTAAGCCAACTGGAATTTTGTTACGAGGGCTGGGAACTCTGCCTTGTGAGCTTGGATGGCCTGATTGATTTTATTGAAGACCTCAAAACCTTGCGCCTCAATATCATCATCCTCATTATTCAGAGTATTGAGGATGAAGTGGATTCGCATGACACCCTTACCCTCTGATATTTGCGATGTGCCTACATTATAGTATAAGTCCACATAATGAATGAGCACTGCCGGACAAGCAAACAAATATTCCTGATTATGCTTGTTGTTTTTCAAACGGGCTAACTGTCCGGTATCAAGCTTGATGGTACGGAACAACCTTGGACTGTTGGCATCCGTATCGTCAACCTTAATCCCTTCCAGAATTTTGCGTACAGCCTTATACGCTTCAGTCAAGGCATTTACCTTGTATGCCTCTTCCATAGTGGTAATCTTGGAAGAAGTGCTGGGTGTTGCCTCAGGCGTTGGAGTTTGTGAGTTTTTGCTTACAATCATTACGGCAAACCAATAAATATCTTAGGTGTTAACTCTTTTATTTTTCTATTCAATTCAGTGGAGTGACCAATAAACTGCCTTTGAATACTCTTCACTCCAGTTTTTCCGTATGTATAGGTTCCACTTCTGGCATTATGGACTGCGGCATAGCAGAACCCTTTGTGTCGGGCGGCTGTCCAAAACTTGTTGGGGTTAGTGAAAATCCTCACACCCTTTTTCGGCCCGGCAGTATCTCCACCCAAATACTTCCACTCGATTGAATTCTTCAGCGTCCCCGTCTCATTCAGTATAGGATGAGCATAATTCTTTCTTCTCGCTTTCCAGGCAATCGAGCCATTGGTATTGAAACGCCCCAAATCAAACGATTTCTTAAAAATAGCCACCGCCTCTTTCGCCAGCTCCACCTCAAAATTCCACACATTCAATTGGAACCGGTGAGATGCATGCTTCCATTGATCAGCAAACATCTGTGGAGTTATTTTAATCCCCTTCTTCGGCATTGAGGTATTTGTCCTTTATTCGTTTTGCTATTTCATGAAGCATATCAATATCCTTGTCGGCAATCTGGAAGTAGGGATGCTCATCAGAGAATATCCTACCGCCCATTGCCACGCTTTCCTTGAAAGTCCTGTTGAACCAATCAGGCATTTCAGGAACCTTCACCACTTTATCTTGTACTCCGGCCAGCTTGTTCTCCGCATCATCCACCTCAATCAAATAGCAGCGGCACTGGTGTTCAATCGGTGGAATCAGCCATACCGGAAACCTACTCTTCGGAGCCGTGAAACCTTCGTACTGTAAATGCCATGGACGAACTCGTTCATCGCCCTGTGTCATATACATCAGTGAGGTGTCAGCTGGAATGACCACAAGCATATTGGCAACCATCATAGCATACTCGATATCCATATTCTCAGTAGCCGCCCAGGTCTCATTGTATTTCTGACAGAGAAGAATCTGTTGCTCACGGGCATCTTCCCGGTCTTCATTCATCCTCTCTTCTTCAATTGCATCCTCAGCCATTTGATACTCTTCCGCTACGGCAAAATCTACCAGATTATCAATGGCTACAACGATGATGTCCCTTCTGGCTTGCTCTTCTGCTGTCAAAGAACCTCTTTCAGTCGCAATCAGGTCAAGTGCCTCATCCCAATCCATTCCAAAACCCTTGATTGCATGGTGAATTGCAAAGTCAGCCCTCAAAGCCATCAGTTCCTCCATTATCTCCCAGTCTTCCTCATTTCCATCAAGGCCATCGAGGAAACGCTCAAAGATATCGAGTATGGCGAGGTACTGTTGGTGCTTTTCCTCGTCATCAATGGTAGGCTCTTTTTGGGCAAGTATCCTGGAGAGTGCGTTTTCGCCTGTTAACGCCTCTCCTGATAAAAATTTGCAGCTTTCTCCCCACGGCGATGGCCATACCGTCTGTAGTATTCCTCATCGGACATAGCGTTAGAGCCACCCGAACCGGAAGTGCTTCCACCGCCCATCTCCAGATTGAGCTGTTTACCTACAACTACACCGAAAGTCTTTTCGATTTCGTCAGGAGCCACCTCGTATTTATCGCTGAGGAATTTGTAAAGGTCAATCTGATCCTGATTGGACATCTCCAGTCTCTTGGAATATTTGAACTCCAAACCATCTTTGATGTAACCCATCTTGACAAGACGAGGCACAATCATTTCATTCATCACATTCTCAATGTAGTCACGATATGATTCAACTCTATCGCGGAATACATCCTGATGCGCTCTGGTAGCACCCACATAAGACTGTTGAGCACCAGCCATAGACTCGGAACCAAGAATAAGATTGGAAACATCCTTGTCCACCATCTCAATCAGACTGGTGAAGATTTTCTCGGAGTTAGACATCGTAAAGGTCTTGATGTCCACCTCGTCATTCAGTCCGGTCACGATGACTTTGTTCTGAGCTGCACCAGCAATATCGTTGGCCAATCTCTTACGGTCTGCGATATTATCGGATTCAGTTTTTCCGTGGATGATAGGCTGACCGTATGTGTGGGAGAAGTTCACATAGTTGGCTACCGTAAACTTCTTCGCCAAAATCGAAGGGGTGGTTGAAGAGAACAAGCCCAAATCATCGGACTTGATGAGGACATAGTTGTCTGCATACTTGGGATCGAGGAAACTCCAGCCTGGACTCCAGATGCCGGAACGCCTTACGATGCGCTTCTGATCTGGAAGCACATTGCGCCTTTCAATCTGATTAACTTCAGCCAGCTTGCCGGTACGAGGATCCAGAGTAGGCAAAATTTCCAAGGCAGTGTAGCCATAAAGTTTAGCTTCCACTATACCCTTGATTATCTTTGTGAACTGGGTTCCTTGGATTTTGCGTGTTTCGGCTACATCCTTAATATATTTACCCTTCTCATTCTGACGGGCCAGCATATAGCGTTCTCCGATAATCTGGGATTCAAGCGTTTCAAGAACACCGGCCAGATGCGCGTCCTGTTGAACGCATGCATCGTAAAGGTCAATCAGTTTGCTTCTATCGTCAAGCACGGTTCCTTCCACGGTTGTCTGACCTTGGATGGATTTGTACCTACAATATCTCTCTATTTCGCGGACATATTCTTGAATCGTCTTCTTACTGGTTCGGAAAATGGCTTCCAAAAGTTTCGGATTCAATTCCTCGTTTGTTTCTACTGTCATTGCGCAATGTTTTATCAAGAATAGCTGAAAGCCGATTTTGCGGTTTGCAAATTAAGGGTGTGCGAATAGCCTTAATATTTTCGCTTGAAAACCATTGAAAATTATTTTATCAATGTAACTTATTGAAAATCAGTATATGGTGAGCGTGATGAGTAAAATAGACTCGTCACGCTCATCACGTTGTCAATAGCGGATGGACGAGCTACTGCTTATACTCTTGATTGAGATTGAATATTTCAATGCCATCATTCTTCATGATTCTATGGCTTTTATGATTTGTTCGCTCGCAAATATAGTAATTCTTTCAATACGTTGATAGAATTTAAATTGAAAAGAATTGAATGGAGGGGAATATACCTTATAGATATCGGATGGGATCATCGTGCACGTAAACATTAACATTGGATTTTGTACCGTTCGGGAGTACGACGGTTCTCAGTGATGAACATTCGTAGAACATATCCTGACAGAATTTGTTTTTTCTGGTATATGACTTATATATATACCTTCCGTTCTCCTTCTCCACGTAATGCCCTTTAAGTTTTCGCATAGCATTCTGTTGCAATCTGGTCAATTTGAAACTGGCTGTATCTTTGTTTATGACAAAGTCATCCACGCTCCTCGGATCCTTTCCATTATCATACAATGTATGTTTCATGCGCATCTTGGTAGGGTTCAGAGTGACTGCGGCATTCCAGTGGCTGGCCTCTTCCATGTAACGAAGCTCATTCTGGTAGTTCCCTACCCATCCAGGGGAATGCTCGATAGTGTACGTGGGTGTTGATGTATCTGTTGCCGCCATCAGTCGTGGTTTAGATTCATTGTAGTGTCGGATATTGTTCTGTCTACCCATAAACGTTGGTGTGTAAGCCTTGAACTGTGTCTTGTCTCTTATGGCCCCTCTTTCTGTCACCCAAACCATCACTCCCGATTCTGCCATGTCCAGAGTCAAATAGGGCGTGTCCTTGTCGGTCACAATCTTGGCATGGCTCAGGTCCAGTCGTTCCAGATGCCCCTTTCCACCGTCAGCTCCGGCCATACGTCTCAGTGTCAGGATATCTTTGGAATTGATGGGGCCGCTGACTGATAAGAAACGGCACGTATCCTGCTGTTCTTCCGTAAGCAACTGAGCCAGGGTTCCAGCCATTGTCACGTGGATGGTCGAGTATACGATATTATTGGAACTCCGTCGGGTAAAGGGGATTGTCAACTCCACTACGCTTTTTTGAGGAACGCTTATTCCGTCTGCCAGGACCTCCTTAGCTGGTTCCCATGTGGGCATGGCCTTTATCACGCGTTTCACCTCGCGTACTATGCGATCGTTGGCATTGGATGGTTTCTTTATCTTGCCCAGTACAGCTGTACCATTTTCCTTTATCAGCAATTCTATAACGGCGGTGAAGTCCTTCTGGTTCTTTATCTCGCTGGGATAAATGATATTTTCACTTACGAACTGTTTCAGCTTACTGTCTCCGCCAGGGAACTCCGGGCCGTTATATCCTGTATTGACAATGCCTCCCAGACAAGGAACGACCTTTTTTTCTGAACTTTGCTGCTGTTTTTTCTGCATTTCTATGATGCCCAGATTACTCTCGGTGGCATTGATACACTGAGAGATATATTCAGGATGGGAGAATACCATTAGTACACTATCCTCGTAGCAATCCAGAGTATAGGTGCCGTATTTGTTAGTGATGGTTCTTTTCAGCGGCATGCGATCTTGGGTGCGACACATGGT